AGTCGTGAGCATCGTCACGGTCAAGACCAAACGACCTCGCCATACGCAACCAGTCCTCGTGGCGCTTTGCTAATCGGGGTAGGATTCCCATAATATCTCGACCAAGATAATACCAAGGCAAATCTCCACGCTATGTTGGTCGCAATCGGTAAATTCTGTCTTGCTCCAGTTGGCACCCAAGAGAAAGCCGTACAACGGATAAAAATTAACGCTAAATCCCATTAACGAATTGTTTAAGCGTTGCCAACTTCGCTTCAAGCTCTTTTACCTGGGTGGCGAGTTTGGCATTCTGCTCTAACAAATAATCGTAATTCAGGACACTTGTAACCATTACCTCGTCCTCGTCAACTTGCGGTACCGGAATGGTACCTCGTAATTTTTCTGCAATGTCTAATGTTGATTCGTAAAACTTATCCCTTGGGAATTTTAGCTTTTGATAATGGATAATAGTAGCGTGACTTTTCCCCATCTGCCTACCCAATTCGGTTAGCGTAAAGAACGGCCGGAATGCTTTAACGTATGCTGCTCGGACTTTGACATTATCCCAGTCACGAGTTCCTTTATCTGTATAGCCAATGTTCTGGCAGAATTGATTATAGTTCATAATTTGGTACCAACGTATTTAGCGTTGCCTCTTTCTTTTTGGATTAGGATGTGGAAATACGGTACTTCGTAATTCTTGCCGTGTTCGTCTTCAATTAGGTACCAGGCGCTCCATTGGCTCCAGCTCACGGGACGCCAATAATCAAGAACCAAAAACTTCTTTCCGTTAATTGCAAACACCTCATTCGGTGCAAAAGGGACAGGAATAATCATAACGATAGATTTTCTTTGATTTGCTCTAACTCTTTCTTCAGGGCATCAATTTCAATTAACCGCTCCCGGTTCTGGATAAGTAGTCGGGCGTTTTCTACTCGTGCCTCGTTTACCCGTTTGTCAATGTGTCTCTTCATATCTACCATATCCTCCAGCATCTGCGTAGCACGCCATACGGATAGCATATTATCAACGATGTGCGGTTGGTTGGGGTTGGCTAAGGCCATTTCATTTAACCACCGAACAACATCGCTTACCTGAAGGATTTTATCCCTAACGTAAATCTCCCAGGAGTCTTGACTAAAATGGGTCATCAGAATAAATTATAGTTTGAATAGGTGCTTGAACGTCCAGCAAGTTAATGTTATTATGGGTAAACCCAACATTACCTTTCATAGAGCGAATCCTGATAGGGTCGGATAGTGGAGTTGGTCTTCCGCCTGTTTCCATTTCTTTTGTTTTACGGCAATGGATTTCGGTAAATACCCAGTCGGTTAAGTGTTGTGCGTACCGGTGAATGATAACAACAGAATCGGCACGGTTACCCCATTTACCACCTCCCTCAATATCAGAGGTCATTGGTGGCGTAGGTAGGCCAGCGTAAGGATGGCCGTTAGGATGCGTCCTACGCATTGCTTCCGTAACCGGATGGGTATTTACGATTGTTGTTACTGCGTTCTTGTGAGCGAAGATTCGCACGGCAGATGCTACCTCGTAGTGGTATTCGTGCATCCCAGACTTTCCAAGTTTCTTTTGGTCTGTCACAAGGGAGTTATACGGGTCTATCAGGCATCCGGTGTACTGCCATTCCTCGTGGATTTCCTCCATAATGCGAAGAAGGTCGAATGCGTTGTATAGATTGTTGCTATCAATGAACCGAAAGTGTTCATCAATGTAATCAAGGTGGCGGTACATCTTTGCCTCCGTTACGTTCTGGATGGGTTCGCACGACAGGAACTCAATCAACTTGCGCTTGAGAGAGTGTACCTCGTTCTCCGAAGAGTAGACCAACCACTTTTTGTCGTAGTTCATCGTTTGCATCAGCATCAGGTAAATCAACGTGTGCGTCTTACCTACGTTGGCGTGGCCGGTGACAACGACAAACTCTCCGTCTTTGAATCGGAGGAACTCATCAATTACCGGGTGGCCAAGTTTACCGGTGTCGTAGTATTTACCGCCTCTTGCTCTTTCCAAGAACGGCAATACTTTATCGTTAGAAATTAGGTCAGGATGTTTCATAGGGCAAACGTAAACAAAAAATCAATACAAAAAACTTTAGGACAAAAAAAGCCCCTCCGGAGAGGGGCTAAAAACCAGTCATTATGAAACACCTAAAACGGACTGGCTTCTTCTACACGAGCTGCAAAGTGTTCCTGATGCGTGGCACCGTGGGTGCCGGACATCCAAGCGTTAAACTTCTCTGCCAACTCAAAGATTTTCTCTACGGGAATTGTTGAACCTTGGGCAACATAAGCTGCTGACATCTCAACTGCTGACTTCAACGCTACCTGGCGAATGATAGATGCGCTGCGGTCATCGTTTGCTTTTGGTGCTGAAGGTGTCCAGGCGGGGCGGTCTCCACGCTGAATCTTTACGGTACCTTTCTCGTTCTTGGTGTACTCAACCTCGTCACCTACTTTGTACGATGGGGTTTGGCTCTTGGCGAATGCGGTTCCAAATTCTCCGTCATCAAAGCGGATGTCTAATTTGTAGAACTCGTTCCATTGGCCGTTCGGGGTGATGCTTGTGATTTTAGGCATTGTGCAATTCGTTTAAAAGGGTTCTTTTTAATACTTCGTTTTCTGCTTCGAGGAATTCCATCCGTGATGCCATCGCCTCGACTCGATGTTGTAGGAACTCTACCATCTGTGCGGCAGATTCCTGTGACCAGTTTGTTCTTTGTCCGTATTCCATTAGAATAGTTTTAGGTGTTAGACAGGACAAACATACGCAAAAAAATTAACATACAACCCCCTTACCAAAAAAAATTACTTTGCCTGTATTCTTTGTTACCTCGTGGTCACGGCTAATGGTAATCTTAGTTACAAAGTTGGTATTATCGTCTTGAATACCTCCCCACTTACGTAAAGCATCCAAGGCAAACTTAATTGCCATTATACAGTTATCGTTATCGTAGCCGTAGTTGTGCCGTAGCGTAGCCGTAATGGTCTTGAATCGTGTTTTGTCGTATGTTGCTAACTGAGCAAGAACCTCTTCCGTAAACTTATCCTTGGCCTTCTTGCGTACTATCCAATGCTTAGAAGCGTAGAATTGGTTTAGCGAAGGTACCTTGGAAAGAATAACACTAATCTCTATATCCGCAGCGGGCTGCAAAGGCCGGGTCGAGCTTGTGGACTTCTTTAAGGAGGGTTTGCTCCTGGGCTTTGGCGTAGGCACGGTTTTGGTCATCGCAGTTAGCGAAAAGATTCGCAACTTCCGTAAGAATCAAATCTATCTGCCTCTTGACTTCGGGGTTGGTATAATACGGCATAATCTTCGAGTTGTTGGAGTTCACGTTTTAGGTGTATAATTGCTTTATTAATATCTTGCTCGGCAGGATTACCTTCTTTCTTTCCGGCACGAAGCAGGTAGGCGATTGCTACACCCAAGTTGTAATTGTCGTGAGCAAAGTCCTGAACTACGTCAAACGCTTCTATGCCTTTGAACTTGCCTATGTAGTATTCAGGGACGTTCGTCCCAATAGAGGAAGACTTGGTGGAATCCTTGGTGTTCATTGATTGAAGGTTTTTTTTCCTTGCTCCCAGGTGTTGTACTTTCTGGTGGCTGCTGATTCGTTTTCGCTTCTGGGATAGTCGCAGAATCCGAAGTGGTTAAGGAAGGCGTTTGTGTAGTCATTCGGAATTTGTTTTAATTCCATAGCAAGATGTTTCTTGCGTCTGTCGTTTCTATCTGTTCCCATATTGCAAACGTAAAACAGAAAAGAATAGGTCTAACCAATGTATATAACTAAAAAGTTATTAACACTTGTCGGACGTATGCGCCCAATGCTTATTTTTTACTACTTAGTTAAGTTAGTTAACTTAATATATAACTAACTATATAACTTAAATAACTAACTAACTTAGTTAAGTAAGTAAAATTAAAAATAAAAGAAAATCTGCGTTTACACGCATTTTCAAGGTCAAGGTATACAATCTATCCAACTTAGATAGATAATGCGTTAGAAGGCCTCTAAAGGGCCTCTATCGCCTTAATAACACTACAAGCAGCATACCAACTGCAAATAGCATTATGTATTTTTCCCATATTCCTTTTTTCTCCGGTGCTTTGATGGTACGGTTAATGTACTTCGTAACACGTACCGTGTCCGGTAGGCATATTGCCTTTACACGTATCGTATCAAAGTTCCTAACAATCCGAAGTCGGATGTTGTCCTTTTGGACAACTACCGTATCAACATCGTTTAGCGTCAAGGTATCCCAAAGGGTTCTTTCCTTGGTAATAACCAACGTGTCCCATTTTGATTGTTCGACTCTTGCTCCCTTGCGAATCGCCTGGGTTAAATGCCATTCGGCAGAACAACTACCCAGAGCAAGACTCGCAATCAGGATTATCAATAGAACAGTTAGGGGATGTGGGAATTTCTTCAAGTTCATTTAACCAGTCGTTAAAGTTTGATGTACTTTGTTTTTCCATTCTTCTTTGTTGCTTTTAAAACTTCACCACGATTGTTTAGGACGTCATAAGAGACGTGAATCCATCCAGGTTGTACATCGGTACCAAATTCCCAAATGAGTTGCTTAAACGGCAGATATTTGCGTATGTAGTTAAACACCGCTGCCATATCCTCACATTGGATGTCTG